TGCGTATTATATCCTGTACAACTATTCCACGTGCATACAGATAGTCTTGCCCCTCTGCTATCGGCAAATCCAATTCGCGCAGAAATTCCGGCAGTTCTCCAAATGTCGCCCCGTAATTAGTGCTATCTATGATAGGCTTTGTTACACCGGTCAGCCGGACTATCCGCCCCTCGGTACTGGATAGATAAATACAGCTTTGGCGTGTGGTATCTGTCTGGTTTCCCCACCGGGCTATCTTCATCATTTCACACGGTGGGTAATTAGTCCCTGCCGGGGTTTCCTCACCCGGATACAGCGTTACTTCGATATAGTTGTTAGCGGTGTTCACGCTGTTTACGCGCATCCAGCTGGTGTAATATACGCCGCTTCCAGTAGCCAGCGTGTTAATGATACCTTTCAGCACGTTGTTAGGATACTGGGCTGTAAAATAGCCCTCCCACTTGCTTTTAAGATGCAGACCATAGCAGTTATCGCCCAAATCGTCCACGCTCTCTATGGTGTCCGCCTCCGTTAATAACTGGTCGCCCTCTATGGCAGATAGGCGGTTTATTATTAACTCCATGCACTCAAAGTAGCTGCGTACACGGACGCTTTCAAATTCAGCGTTTCCCAGCTGGTCTATCCCTGCACCTTTCCCGGCATACAGTGACTGCACAAACTCGCCAAATTGCGCCCCGGACTTGAATATGGAAAGCCCTAACACAGTCAGCATCTTTTCAAAAGTTAGATTACCTTTGGCGACATCATCCGCCAACCGGGATAAAAACTGCTGCCTAACCGGGCTGTCCTCGCTTAGGTCGTGGGCGACATCAGCAAAACCGGCTTTTACTTTTTCGGTTACTCGCTCTATTATATCGTTTCCCTCTTCGTCTTGTACCTCCTTGTTTTGGGTTAGATACAGATAGCCGTTAGCGTCCGTAGTAATTTGGTCTAACGCATTTTTGTTTGCGTGGGTGTGGTCAGTGGCACTTTCTATATTTCCGCTGCCACTGATATTTACTACCGTACTGCCGCCCGTTCCGCCGCTTTCGCCGCCCAGTTCCCGTAGGCGTTCACTGCGCGGACGTGCGCTGCGTTTATACGTCTTTAGCTTATATTCGTATATTGCCATAACATCTAATCTTTACGGGTATATTCATCGGGTCTTAATTCTATAAATGTGGCTTCGCTGGTATCCATCCGCACATCTTGTACATCCTCTACCAGTATAAACCGCTTATCGCCTTGGTTATCTTCCTTATAGACGGCTATAGGGTCGTGCGCTATCTGTGCCTCTCCGTGTAGGGTCGTGCGGCGTTGCCCAAACTGACTATACAGTGTGCCTATCAGCAAATCTTCCACCTGCGAAGTGCGCCCGGCACGGGTCAGCTGCTTAATCTGTTTTTCATCCGCAGCATTAAAATATGCCCCCCGCGCCATCGGTACACCGTCTACGCTGGTGCCGCAAACGGTGTCTAACTCTATAGCTTCTTTTGCCGCCGCATTTATTTCGGCATTGTATTCTACATCGCTGGCGTCTATCGTTTGGTCAAATTGGGTATTGTTCATTATCTCTATTTCGGGTATCTTCATCAGTACCCAGCTTATCTTACCCCATAGCCCCTTTGGGCCGTTTTCGCTGTTCGCCAAATCCGTACCCTCATTTACGATATACCAGCCTGCACCGCGCACTTCCACCCATAATTTACCGCCCTTGCCGCCATAATTGGGATATGGTATGTACTGCCCGGCTTTGGCATTAGCCAGTATGGATATTAGCTGTTTTTTATGCGGATTTATGGCCGGTCTGTTTTTCTTCCAGCCTAATACGCCGCTGGTATCTACATGGTCTCTCGCATCATAATAACACAGATATCCCCAGTTATTCGGGTTGCTGTCCCCGGAATAAGTTACCCAGCTTCCATACGTCCCATTTAACGTAGTAACCGGGCTGCCTACGCCTTTCGTTACTATGTTTTTGTTAGTCCAGACATATACGGTATTACTCCCGTTCGGCTGGAATTTAACAGTAACCGGGACATAGATAAAGTTACCATAGGCGTTAAACTGGTCGTACCAGCTTTTTTGCTCTACGCCGCTCATCAGATTAGCGGCACTTTCAAAGGGGTTAAACCGTGGGTCTAACAGCATATCGATGCTGATACGCACCGCTAATCTGTTGGCGTTGTCTACTGGCGGTATCCAAACTTTACTGGTTTTGAATAAAGCCGGGCCGATACTATTAATAGACGTTGCAGGTAATTGAAAATAACCTTTACCGCTCCATTTGATTTGTGCTCGCACGTTACCACCACTTCCGACTTTATAACCGGCTATCGCTCGCCAATAAATTGCTATACCCTCGCTATCTGTTCCGTCATACTGCGGCACTATCTTAAAGAATTTAGCGCCCTCGCCTAATTCTGCGTTCTTTCCCTCTGTAGCCGTCCAAATGGTAAATCCGCAGTCTGTGGCATCCATCCAATCGTCCAAAACGGTACTGTAGTAGTACGAAAAATAGTTTGCGCCGTCTTTGTGTCCACCGCCCGTATCATTAAGTGACATTAGTGAGGCATCGGTTTCAATATCGCCCCAGCACTCATCGGGTAACAGATTACCGCTTTGTGCGTAGGTACTCCATGTTATTTTTGCGTTATTATAAACCTTGTCTGTTCCTAACGTCTGACTGTCGCCATCCCAAACTATCTGCTTTACGGATGCTTTGTTATATAGCCCATTAAGGTCATACACATATATTTTTCCGCTTCGCTGTATCATGCGAAGTGCCAAAGGTTGCAAAATACCCTCAATAACTTCTGCCAGTGTTGAGGCTTCGCCGTCCTCATCGTAGAAATTATCGCTGCGCACTTTTAATGATTTTAGATTTAATGCACTGCCGGACGCTGTTAGCTGCGTACTAATCAGACTATCGTCTATGCCTCCGCAGTTTATACCGCATCGTCCCGCGCAGTAATTCACTATCGCATACAAAGTCTGCATATCGGCTAAATCGTATTTCAATCTATCCAATACGCCGAAATCGCTAAACGTCAAACTTACTTCGTAACCGTTCAGCATTTCATATGGTTCTTCGTAAAACTCTGTATCTATGCAGCCGCTCCAGTACAGCGAATTGTTACGGTAAATATCCAGCCTTACGCGCCCTACTTCTATGCTATATAAATCTTCATAGGTTCTATCGCCGGGGCTGATTATTTTAAGCGTTGCCACGCTGCTACAAATAACCTCCTCTTTACTCTTATTGCCCCATTCAATAACCAGCGGCTCATCTGCCGGAAATTCCAAACTGCCTATAGTATCAAATGCTGCATCTGCTTTCTGCAAAATTTCAGCGCGCCAAACTACGCCTGCCACGCTGACAAATTCGCCCATATATCGTAGATACTTCATATCAGTTACGCTTAATTAAATCGCTTTCTTTTTCTAATATCCCTACCAGCGTGCGCCCCTTAATCTCAAACCGCACTTTGCTAAAATCCATGCTGGCGGGCTGTGCCAGCATACCGCGCAGTTTATCCAGCGGTGCGATAACTTCCGGGTTTCCTTTCGCGCCTGCGTACTCGCCAACCATCGCCAAAGTAGGGCCGGACGCTATACCGCCCTCTGCCAGCATCGGAATCCCTGCGGCGGCTGTAGCTGCCAGCATTGCCGTAACAAATCCCATCGCAATACCAAAACCGGCAAACGGTATGTAGGCGTGCGCCGCCATATACTCGGATGCTGCTAACTCTTTCCAGCTCGCAGCCTCCAGTTTGTTTGCCGTTATAATGGCTGCTGAGGCTGCGGCGTTTGTCGCTGCGGTCGTAGCTCGTACCGTTGCCTCCGTTGTTTCTGCGGTCGCCTCCACACCCTTAGTAGCGGCGTGCGCTGCACTGGCTCCGGTCAGCAGCTGGATAATACCTACTACGGTCCGTATCCCGGTGTACAGCCCTATAAATCCGTCAATGATACCAGTAACTACCTGCCATGCGTTGCCGTTGCCCTGTAGTGCGCTGGTTATCCCCTCTATGCTGCTGCCTATATTCTTGATACCGTCCCAGCCCTGCTGCAAAGCCTTTCCGGTACTCATAGAAACTTTTTCTGTTTCTACTCCAGCCTCTCTAATCGCATCGGCTTTGTCTTTCCATGCCGCTATCTGCTGGTTAATCAGCGCGGCTTCTTCGATAGTGGCAGTCTGTAGCTGGTCGTTAAGTATCTCGATATTATCGCTTATCTCCTTTAGGTTGCTCGCATCCTCTTTCCACAGCGGCGTATTATCCACGGCTGCGCCTGCGTTCCGTATGGCATCGGCTTTGGCGTTCCATGCCGCTATCTGCTGGTTAATCGCTGCCGCTTCTTCGGCTGTAGCGTTTTGCAGTTTCTCGTTAAGGATTTGGATATTATCGTTAATTTCACGCAGTGTATCCGCATCCTCTTTCCACAGCGGCGTATTATCGTCCGCAGCTTTGCCAGCGTTCCGTATGGCATCGGCTTTCTGTTCCCATAACTCTATCTGCTGGTTAATCAGTACCGCTTCCTCGGCAGATGCTGTTTGCAGTTTCTCGTTAAGGATTTGGACGTTATCGGAAATCGCTTTTAAGTTACTCGCATCTTCCTTCCACTTCGGTTTAGCGGTTCCGGTTACTTTCCCGGCTCTGGCAGTAGGGGCGTAGGTGTAATTTGAGGCGTTGGGCTTATCCATATTCAGTTTGGGTGCCGGTCTCTTTGGCCTGGATACATCTACAGTCACCTCCACTTTTTGTTTGCCCAGCCCCAGAATGTTTTTAAGCCATTGCCATGCCTCCTTACACTTTTCTACCAGCCACTCGAAAGCCTTAGCCAGACCGTTCATAATGGCATTAGCCAGCGGTTTTATAGCCTCCCAAACCTTATCTACAATCTTCCGGAAGACCTCGCAGTTTTTATAGGCTGCTATCAAAGCCGCCACCAGTGCGCCGATAGCGGTAATGATTAAGCCTATCGGGTTAGCGGTCAGCACCAGATTAAGCACCTTTTGTATGGCAGTCCACGCAGTAGTAGCGATAGTAACCATTTTCTGCGCAGCAGCTACAGCCACTATGCGGGTCTTTAATATCGCCTGCTGGATATTCATATCCTTTACCGTCTTAATCAGTCCGCCGATACCCATAGCCGCCATACCGATTTGTGCGGTCAAATCCACATAGGGTTTGACATCGGTATAGATAGCGGACAAATCAATTAAGCCGGATAATCCGTTTTTCAAATTCTCCTGCATCTGTATTTGCCGCTCCTGCTGTTCCGCAGTTCCCTGCGTTGCCGCCTTAACTGCGTCCATATTCAGCTGTATGTTTGCCAGCGTCTTTATGTACTCCAGCCCGGCATCCTCTCCGGGGCCTCCGAAAATATCCGCTATGGCTGTACCCACGGCTGCGCTGCTGGCGGGTAATTCGTTCAGCTTTGCCGCCACCATCTGCATAACGTCAAACGTGGTTATGCTGCCAGCCTGTAAATCCGCCTGTACCTTTTCAGCGGATATGCCGATACCGTTAAGTGCGTCTGCCGTGGCAGTGGTCATTTCGCGAATACGCAAATTACCCTCCTTGATAACGTCCACGCCCTTATCGGAAAATACGCCCTGCTGTGCGGCGTTGGCGGTTATTGCTATAAAATCCTCTGCCGATAGTCCGGCCTCCTTGAAATAGCGCGGATACTCCCGCACAGTGTCGATAAAGTCACCGCCTGCGTTTGCCCCGCTAACTAAACCGTCCTGCACCAGCTTCATAGCATCCTCCATGCTGATACCAAAGCCTTTGGATAGCGCATTTGCAGCCCGCAGCGTTTCGTTAAAGTCCGTGCCGAAGTGTTCCGATACCGCCTGTACCTTACTGCGCAGTTTCAGCATCTCATCGCCGGTTTTCCCGGTCAGCTGCGTTATCGCTATGTTTGCGGACTGCAAACCTTTCATGCGGTCGGAAAACTGCGACAAAGCAGACGAAACGGTACTAACCGTGTTCGTTATGGCATCTATCGCCTGTACGCCTTGGCTCCAGTTTATCAGCGACTTTTTAAGGTTTTCCGCTGGTGCGATAGCGGACTGTAGGACTTTTTTAAGCCCCGCCGCATCGGTGGTCAGTTCCTTAAACTCTTTACTGTCGCCATCCAGTCTGAATGTTATACTAATAGTGCTTTTGCCCGCCATAGTATCTTTATATTAGTTCGTCACCTAATTTTCTAACCAAATTCTCCATACGCCTGCGCTGCTGCTCCGGCGTTATATCTTTCCGTTTCTTCTTCGCCTCCACTTTCGCCCTGTCCCACGGAAACGGTAGTAACTTTTCCGGCGTTACCTTATGCCGTTTATCCAAATGCGGCTGTATAGCTATCGTGGCTAATAGCCGCATCCTTTGCCAGTTGTCCTTAAAATCAGTATCGCGCTGTTCTGCATAGGCTTTGTAGACCGCTGCAAATTCTTCAAAATCCAGTTTGCAGAAATCATCATAACTTAGCCGTATGCAGCCCAGCGCGATACCCAGTAACTCTAATATGCCGTAGGGCTTTAGCTTTTTTTTTCTACATCCCCGGCATCTTCCACAGTGTTTTGCTGCATCTGCGTAGCCCATGCGGTCATATCCTCCGGGTTAAGCGCATCGGCAAACTCCATCAGCGACATTTTGAAATCCACGCCATCGGCTGCGGACGCAGAAGCCACGCAGCAGTACAGATATGCGCACAAATCGGTTAGGCTGTTACTGGTAATCTCCGTTACCTCCTTGCCTGTCTCTTTCTTAAAGCGCAGCATAGCCCCCATCGTAGGACGGCACGGATACGCTGTGCCATTAATCGTTACCTCTATCTTTGCCATATCCTATTAGTTTACTTTTCCGCTGTGTTTTCAGTAATTGCGCTTTCGTCCAGTGTGGTAGGCTCGCCGTCATTTTCCAGCGAAATGCTATATGTACTGTCATCCTGCGCAGGGTCTGTGCGCTCCAGCGACGCGATAACGCATTTACCTACCAAATAAGGGGTTTCGCTTTCGCGCTCCATACACTTAACCTCAACCGACGCACCGGCTTTCCACAGTGCAAGCAACGATTTGTAGCCGTTTTCGGTTTCGTCGTAAAATACAAGTCCTTCGCCGGAAATGCTATAGGACAAACCCACCACGCCTTTCTTCTTCCAAAGGCCGCTTGCCATAGCCGCAGTGGCCACGGGCTTTACGGCTCTTTCCTTGGTTTCGCTGTTAAACGTAGTAGTGTGGCTGGTGCAGCTGCCTATCGCTTTGCCGCCCACATACAGCAGCATATCGCTACCGTTACAATATCCAGTCTTAGCCATAATCTTTTCTATATTTTAACATTAAACATAAGTTGCTGTACATAGGCATCATCCTGCCATGCTTCCTCACTGTCTGACAAATAGCAGCTACGCATAACCAGCCCGTTTACTTCGCCCTGTTTCCCATCCAGTGCGCCGCGCACGGCTTCTGCCAGTTCTACGCCCTCCGTATAGTGTTCCGTATAACAAAGTATCTCTATCCCTACCGTGTCAGCACCCCGCCCGGACTTAACCGGCGTTTGTTCCAGCTGCGCACGCCTGTACACGATATACGGCAGTTCTGCACTGTCCTCAACCACCGGGAATACCTTTTTTACCCGTGCGGATACCTCGCTGTCCGATATAAGGATAGACCGGATTATTTCACCCGCGCTTAAACTTGTCTTACTTACAGCCATACTTTTTTGCTACTCTAAAAACATTATCAGTTACCATGTTATGAATATCAGCTGTAACGGTATCCCGTACTCCGTTCAGTGTCTGGGACATGAAGCCGTAACGCCTCATCCGTCCTGTACTGTGCGCAGACCTGCGCCGTGCGGCTCTTCTGCCACCGTTGCTTTTCGTCTTTCGCTCCTTAGTACCTTCTTCCACCCAAATTAACACGGGCTTTTTAAGCCCCTGCCGGTTGGTGTGGTATCCCGCTTCGCCTTTGCCATTCTTGCCCGCCCGCTTAGTTCCGACTGTCACCCGAAAACCGGCTTTACGCTTGAATACGATAGACCGCACGCCCTTTTCCAAATCCTTGTTAGAATGGACGCTGTTACGCAGATTGTTTACTGCCACCTTGCGTACCTTGTTGGCTTCCTTGCGAAAACCGCCTTTTATCGCCTGTAGTCTGCGCTTCGGTTCCAGTTCAGCAAATAACTGCTGCAAATTCTTATCGTCGTAGTCTATGCTTTGGGCCATAATGGTAAACTATTCATTAACTCTTTCACACAGCAGGGTTTTATACCCCTTATCCAGATTAGGTACGATATTCGTTACGGTATAAAGATAGCCGCCCAGCTGCTGCACCCTCCAGTTTTCCTGCACCGGGTGCGTATCCCGTATGTTAAACTCTACTGTGTAGTCCGGGAAATGTTCGCCTACTTCCTCGCTCCGGCTCCCGGTAGCCCTTACACGTTCAGCCCATACAGTGCGCGTCTTGGTGTATGTCACCGTTTCCGCGCCCATGCGGTCTGTCACCCGTTTAGGCTCCAGCAGATTTAACCTGTATTTCAGTGCGCCCGCTCTCATTCCGTAACGTCATCTACCAGTTTGCGATACGGTTTGATTAAGGCTTGCAGTGTATATGGCACTTCCGCCATCTGCACGCCGCTAACGGCTTCGCGCTGGTTGTACCAGTGTCCGGCTATCAGCAAAACCGCCTGCTGTAGCGTGGCTGGCAGATGCTCTCCGCCGCCCATAGCCAGCAGTTCATCGCTGCTGCGGTTGGTCACCTCAGTTACATACTGCTCCGCTGCTTCCAGCAAGTGCGCCAAATACTGGTCATCATCGCTAAAATCGTCAGCCCTAACGTGCTGCTTTAGTAGTGCTATATCCACTGTAGCCATAATCAAACTATGTTATCCTGTTACAATCCTTACCCCGTTTACGCGCCCGCGCCTGCTGCCTTGCACTTTGCCAGCGCAAAAGCCTCTGTGCGCAGCGTGGTAGTGCCGTAGTTCACATTCAGCACGAAATCCACAGCGTCTTTGCGTGCTTGGCTGTACGGGTCAATGATAAACGAAATGTCGCCAAACAGTCCCATAGGCTGGTATCTCCAGTCGCCCAGACCTATAAAGCCCTCGCCGATATAGTTAGTAGTGAATACCGGCAGACCTGCGATATGGTCATTTTCGCAAACCATAATGCCGCTGCCTGCGTCTTTCGGTGTCGCTTCGGCGATAGCTTTCTGGGCTTTAGTCATCACCCAGCAAAGATGCTCACCATCCACACCGGTAGCCAGCACTTTTGCTTTGAGGCTGTTAAGCTCCTTAAATGTAGGTTCTGCGCTCACCTGTACGGGGCTGCTTGCCAGTGCCACAAACGGGCCTACCAGTGTCGTAGCACTCGTAACCTTTGTAGTGCTAAACATGATTTTGTTAAGCAGCATAGTAACCGAAAGCGGCATCAGCTTTTTAACAATCATTTCTACCACTCCCTCAGTCTGGTTAATCGCCTGCCGTGTAACCGGGATAGCGATACCGATACGCTGCGGCGAAGCGGTCAGTTTAGACATCGAAATTTTGGTGTCAGTCAGTGCCACGCCCTCACCCTGTATCGTTGCCTCCACAGTTTCGTAGGTTGGCCAAATGTAGTCACCGGCCAGACCGGTAGGCATAGGCAGACCGACTTTATCCAAAATCAGCCCCTCTACCAGCGGGCCTAAAATGTCCTGCATCTTCACCGGCACGATACCGCCTGTGGTCACGTCCGCCACCATCACCAAATCACGCATCAGCATAATTTGTGTCTGTCGGCCTGCGGCTACGTTCTCGCGGATAATGCGGTTAGCATCTTCCACCGTAGTAGCGTTTTCGCGCAGATGCTCTACTGCCAGTGCCTGCATCTTCATTTGCAGCAGCTGGTTTTCCCTTACCAGCGCGTTATACTCTGCGGTTTCCGCTTCTGTACGCTCGCGCTGCTCTTTTTCGCACAAATCCGCAATCTCGTTAATGCGGTCGCAGTTAGACTGGTATTTGTCTACTAACTGTCGTGCGTTTACTGTTTTCTTCGTTGCTGTTGTCTTTGGCATATTCTAAAAAACTTTTATGGTTAAACTTATGTTATAATAATTGTGCAGCAGCGCGGCGCATTTCGCGCACTTGCTCGCGCAGCTTATCTTCGTTCTTCGGTTGCTCTGGCTCCGGCTCCGGGGTGCGCAGTTCCTTAAACAGTTCCCGCGCTTCCGCTTCGCAGTTAGTATCGGGATATGTCGGGTCAGCTGCCAGCGTAAAATCGTATATCCCGGTAATCACATTAACCGTGTAGGTTATCACCGTCTTTCCGTCCACCCTCTGCACGTCACGGGATACATACGCGCTGTCGTAGTAGTGCGTGCTAAACATGAAGCTACAGCCAGATATGTCGCCGCGCCTAACCAGTTCCAGTGCTTTGTCACCGTCCACCGTCTTAGGTGCTTCAAACTCGAAATATACGCCTTTGTCATCCACGCCGTAGGTCAGTGTACCGGCTCCGTTCTTGCTCCGTGCCAAAATCAGCTGCCTATCGTGAAACATGGTCATCTTTATATCGCAGCCGTCCAGCAGTTCTTTAGTCACTGCGCCCGGTGCGATAACTTCCCGCGCTTCCTCATCGTCATAGTCGTACAGCGGTGCGGACGGCACGCCAAACAGTATAGCGTAGCCGGTAATCGTTCTGCTGGCTGCTTCGCCCTCCTGCGCCTCCCTTACCCGCAAATCGGTAACGGTGTGCAGTATTCGGTTTACTACCGTGTTCTTATTCTTCGCCATTGTTGTTATCTCCGTTTTCGTCCGGTTCCTCAGTGGTGCCGGACTGGTTAGTATCTGGTTCATCCGTTGCCGGGGCTGGTTCTGTCGGTGCTGGCTCCGGTTCCGGCTGCTTGGTGTGTTCCTCTATGCTCTTTAGGTTGGCGGATACCAGCACAGTATCGCCGCCCTCTACGGCTGGCTTGTTTTCTTCCTGCCGCCATTCGTTCACCGTGTACAGCCCGGCGGCTATCGTCTGGGCTTGGTACTTAATCCGGCTATCCAAATCGCACGCATACAGCCCGCGCCGGTCAAACTGGAATTTACGTTTGCAGCACAGATTAGGCGGTACTAACTTCCGGTGCAGTTCCACTTCGATTTTGCGCAGCACCGGATTAAGCGTGTTAGTGAGGAAAGCCACGTTAGCCATTTCCGCAGACTTGTAGTTATTGCTGGTGTCATCAAACACAAAGGACGGATGCACACCGAAAAAACGGCATATCTCGCGCACGTTAAATTTGCGTGTTTCCAAAAACTGCATATCCGTACTGCTTAACGAAATCGGGCTAAACTGCACCTGCCCCGGTAATGATACTATGCGCTCACCGCCTCTAAATCGGCTATCCAAATCGGTAGCCGTCTTTTCCAGTTCCTTGTCTTGGTACTCACCAAAGCCACGCACGCCGCTATCGTTGCTGACAATTCCACGGACATTACCGCCGTTGGCAAACCGGTTTAGCGTTTCTTGGTCGCCTGTGCTGGTTATATCCAGTGCTATGCGTGCGTAGGCTATGGTAGATAGCCCGGTTTTTCCGTCTATACTGTAGTTCTTTATGTGCAGTATCTCGCTTTCGTCATACACGCCGCTAATGCCTGCGTAGACATCGTTAATCGTGTAGGTGTCATTAACCGTATCATGCGCCACGGTCGTAGGGTCTACCAGTGCCAGACGTGCCACGGACATAGTGATTAGGTCATAGACCGGCACTATGTAGGCGTTTCCCCTCAGCAGCAGATAGCGTACCACCTGCTGCCAGAAGTCCACAGCTGAAAGCCATTCGCACGGCTGCACATTCAGCAGATAGTGCATACGGTCGCTGCGGTCTTCCACGAAAATATCACCCTTTTTGCGCATATACTGGACTGGTAGCATCGCCACACTGTCTGCCAAAAGATTAACACAGCGGTAAACGGTCGCTATGTTCAGCGCATTAGCAGATGCAAGCATAGGAAATCCGCCGCCGGTTCGGGGTGTCCGTGCCGGTTCCTGCTTCGCCTGTGCAGGCTCGCTGCGCCTAAACAAATTCCGTATGTTAATCAAAATACCCATCGCAAAATATAATGTTCTTCTACCTTACCCGGAAAACGCCGTATCTGGTACCAGCCTTTGGAAAAATAAATGTTAAAAATCACCGTTCATAGTCGATAAATAGCCGTAGGCACATCAGTTTCGTAATCACGCCGTCTATCTTCTGGCTCGCTTTCCGCTTGATAGGCTTGCAGTTCTCCAGCCTGTCACTATCCAGCACAGCGTTACCAAAGCAGTAGGCGTTAATCGGGTTGTCATTAATGAATATATGCCCGGTCTTTGCCCCATGCTCGAAACTTTCCACCGGTGCGGTAAACACTCCGTAGGTCTGCCGCACGCCTTTTATCACGTTCCCGGCACCGGACGCAGCCAGCATATTAATAACTTCCTGCGACTTCCACGGGTCATAGCCGATACCCAATACCCTAACGTGCTGGTTAAGGTACAGCACGTAATCCACTATGCGCCGGTAGTCTATCACATCGCCATCAGTCAGCACCAAAAATCCTTTTTCCGCCCATGTCCTGTACAGCTTTTCGTTTGGGTGTCCCGGCAGTGCGCCGGACGGGAAAAAATAGGCGGTATGGAAATAGAAGTTTTTTTGCCTGCTGTCGTACATTCCCATAGTCACTGCGCTAAAGTCATCGCTTTCGCTTAGGTCTATGGCCACCATCGCATCCGGCCTGCCCTTGATACCGTCTATGCTTATCGGTCTGCTTATATGCCGTGCCAGCGTGCTACTAATCCAGCTGCGTTGCTCATTCTCCGCATAGGTGTTTAACAGCTTAGTACGGAAAGCTAACATAGCCTCACTGCCGTTACGCAGTGCGTTTGTGTATTCGTGCCTGTAGAAGTCCAGACTAACCGTTACGCCCAAATGCGGGTGTACCTTGCGCCACGTGCTTTCCTCATCTTCCGGGTCGTCTAAATCCGGCTCGAATATGTGAGCAAACAAACTGTCATCCTCATACTCTCCCAGAAGCACGGATTTGTAGCCCTGTAGCATTTCGTAAAACGGGCCATCGAATACATCAGACGCAGTGGTTATTATCACGGTCAGCGGATTTTCCCGCACACCCATAGACGTAGTTAGCACGGTCAGCAGTTCACTGTCCCGCGCTTGGCTAAACTCATCCATGATAACCGTACTGGCGTTCAGTCCGTCTTTCGTCCGTGCGTTAGCGGTCAGACATTGGGCAAAGGCCGTGCGGTCTTTCCGCCTGCTCTTTACCGTCTGCTCATTGATAACGTACCGGCGTTCTTTTGGGTCTAACTTCCGCATACAGCCACGTATCACGTCAAAGCATTTTTTCGCTTGGTCGTTGCTGTTAGCGGCGGTGTAACTTTCCGCGTTGTTGTCGCCGTACAGCAAATCGTATATGGCCAGGGATGCTGTACTGGTCGTTTTGCTGAATTTGCGCGGCACACACAGCACCACTTCCCGGACTACCCGCCTGCCGTCCTGCCAAAAAGCAAAGATGCTGGCAAACTGGAAATACTGTACCGGGGTCAGCCTGTACCGTTGCTGCCCGGTCTTGCCGGGAAAATACAGACTTTCGTAGAAGTCGCAAAACTGCCACACCTCCGTAACATTGATACCGTACTTATCGCATAAGTGGAAAAACCGGGCTACTGCCAGCTGCTCGTATAGGTTGTGCGCCTCCGGGTCGCCCGCCACCTCACGCACATAGTCATCTAACCGGCTATCCACTTCGGTTAGTCGGTAGCGGTCTATGTCGGTGCCAGCCAGCAGCCCTGTTACATCCTCTTTGGCTTGCCTCAGCCTGTCTTTTTCTTCCTCTGTCATTCAGTCTTACCGGGTTTGATTATCTTTGGCTGCTTGCGCTTCTTCGTCAGTTTCTTTGTAAGCTCTGCCAGCGGGTCATCCTCAACCTCCCCGGCCAAATCTTCGGCGGTCAGTCCTAAAGACTTCATCTGCCGGGTTATCAGTTCCTGCGCCTCCTTTGCGATTTTGAAAACCGGGTGCGGTGCCAGCTTTTCGCCGTAGCGTGTTTTTTCCCACACGGTCGTTTCAGTCAGCCCGTCTATCTGTTCGTTAGCCATTTCCAGATTACGCATCGCGCTGGCTAATGATAGTACCTGCATATCCAGTCCTTTGCTGTACAGCCTGTGGGCTTTTAGCACCTTGATAATCTCTGTCTTATAGTTGTTTACCGTTTTCACCATTTTATCTGTATATTTATTCGTTTTCTATTAGATTTAGTCCAAAGTACCGCATTTCCAAAAATTTACATACGAAAAAACAAGACTGGGGGCGAGGTTTAACGGGGTACGCCCCCGGTTAAAAAACTACCCCCGGCTCCGACATCAACCATCACCGAAAAATTTATTTATCACCTGCCGCACTTGCTTTTCGTTGCGTCTGCGTGTCGCCTCCCTACCACACCTGCCTAACTCCGTGTGTGTCCTAACGTGGCAGTCGTGGCATAGTGCCTGTAGGTTGTGCGGGTCATACATACGCTGCATCCTGTCAGCCGTAGTTATCGCTTCCTCTACTGGCCGTATGTGGTGTACCTCTGTAGCAGGTGTTATCCTGCCCTCTGCTTCGCACCGCTGGCAAAGCGGGTGTGCAGTCAGTGTATCACGCCGAAGCCTCAGCCACCTAACAGTATGTATCAATCTGTTATATATCTTATCCTTTGCCATCTGTGTATCCTCCTATCTAAGTTTCCTACTATTATGTCTAACTGGTACCGTTCCGTCCGGTACTCTCTGTGTATTGCTCAGGTCATCAAACATACTGTCGATATACTGCCCGTCATCTTCCGGTGGGTCGTATTTCCTGTTTGCCGCCACTTCCATACGGTCTATCAGAATATGCGCTAATGCGGTCAGCATTTCGCATAGGTTCTTAAACCTGTGTTCCCTCTGTATCTGCCGTAGTTTCTCGTAGGTTTCCGGGTCTAATGATATGTTCACGCGCTTTCTATTGCTCACTGTGTTTACGGATTAAGTAGTTAAGGCTATCTAATAAACTTTGCTGTACGCCTTTCTTCCCCTCCAAAGCCGCGCTGGCTCTCTCATCCACAGTACCGGCGCAAATAAGCCTGTACACAGTAACCGGGTACTGCTGCCCCTGCCTGTGCAGTCTGGCGTTTGCCTGCTGGTATAGTTCCAAATTCCAGCCGGTGCCAAACCATACGATATAGTGGCCTCCCTGCTGCATATTCAGCCCATACGCCGTACTTGCAGGGTGTGCCAGAAGCACGTCCACTTTTCCGGCGTTCCAGTCTTTCAAATCCTTTTCACCTTGATATACGCGCACCGTATAACCTTTCAGCCGGGACGTTATGCGCGGTATATCGTGCTTGTACTGGTAAAATACTAATACGCTGCTGCCGTTGGCGGCTTCCACTATTTCTGCCAGACGGTCTAATTTCTCGTTATGGATGCTGTGTACCTGCATATCCTCATCGTAGATAGCACCGTTAGCGTACTGGCTTAACTTGTTCATCAGCCCGGCGGCGGAATTTGCCAGAATGTTTGCAGGCTCGTTTCCGTGTTCCTCTTGAAACTCCAAAACCTTTTCCTTTTCAAACTTCGTGTACGCCGCCATCGTCTTGTCGCTCAAATAGACCTTAACCGTGTGGGTAATCATTTCCGGAAGTTGTAAATAGTCCTTTGCCTGCATGGATAGGCATATATCGGCTATCTTGTTCCGTATAATTTCCTCACAGCCTTTTTTCACGTCACAGCGTACTATTATGTTATTCCACTTGTGCGTTTCAAAGTAGGTTTCCCGGTACTTGGTAATGGATTTGCCCAGCCGTTCGCCTTGGTCTATGCAGTACATCTGCGCCCATAAGTCTATCAGCCCGTTTGGTGCGGGCGTTCCGGTCAGACCGATAACGCGCTTAACGCTCGGTAGGGCTATGCGCATCGCCTTAAACCTTTCGCTCTTGGCACTCTTAAAACTTGTCAGTTCATCTATAACCAGTGCGTCAAACGGCAGTTTGCCACCATATTTGCCCACCAGCCAAACAAAGTTATCGCGCCCTGTCACATACACATCGGCTTTTTGCGCCAAAGCCATGCACCGCTGTTTCTCAGTGCCGATAACCTTAACCACCCGTAGGTCGTGCAGATGCTCCCACTTTTCCGCCTCCGTACTCCATGTGGTTTCGGCTACCTTTTTCGGAGCCACTACCAAAGTCCGGCTAATTTCGCAGTCATCTATCAGCCACTGTATAGCGGTCATCGTAATTACCGTTTTGCCCAGCCCCATATCCAAAAACAGACCGCACCGGGGTTTGTCGATAATCCACTGCATCGCCGTACTCTGATACTCGTATGGTCTAAAAATCATGGTCTGCTGGTTTTATAGGGTTCTAACATTTCGTCTATATCCTCCTTGCTCTTGCACACATTGACTAAGTGGCCCAGATGCACCATCTGCGATATGCGTATGCGCTGCATGGTACGCAGCTGCTGCCCCTTGCTTTTCAGTTCTACCCATAGGGTAATGCCGCCCGGTAGCAGGCAAACACGGTCGGGAAAACCTACCATGCCGGGATTACTGTACTTTAGGCAGATACCACCCAGTTTTTTTACGCTGTCGGTTAAATACTGCTCTATCGCTTTCTCCGATACTTCGGCGTGCTTCACTATCTTTTCTATACTCTGTTTCATCGTAAACAAAATTTTTGGTTTTTCTATAAATACCCCTTACGCGTGTGCAGATATGCGTTTTTATGCGTAAAAGTGGGGTTATATCTCTTTATTACATTACTTATCTACTTTCTAAATACTTTTTGTTACTTTGTTTACTTATTGTTATAAAGTAATATATATCAGTCGTTTATTAGGTAACAAAAATTGGTAACAATTACGGTAACAAAAATTTTGCGTTACCTTTTTGCCCTTTGCTCGTTTTTTATGCTCCGATATTTTTTTGTTACCTTGTTTACAAATTATCTTCATCTGTTACTTCATTTGTTCGCCTAAATGAACGCTGCACACCGTACCATTTGTTAGCGTGCTTACTCGCGCCCATTCGCTCCCAATTTGGCAAAGCGTCTATTAGCTTATTTACACGCCGGGCCAGGTACTTAAATTCTTTGTCGGAAATCTCCCTGCCCAGTTGTTCGCAGATAAACTCTGCGGCACATACCCGGCTGCGCATTTCCACGCCGTCCGCCTGTAGCGGGTCTGGCGTGCGTATGTACCTGCGTCTGTCCGGTATGTCACGTGTGGGCCAGTCCGCCGGTAGTTTCATGTCCAGAAACTTATGAAGCATCGCCACTATCGGGTCGTCGCTGTCATCGTTATATGCTTCCTGCCTCTGGCGTGCCTGCGCCTCCAGCTGGTCATCCAGATACAGTTTTTCGCCCCTGCGGTAGTATTCCACCGCTTCCGCCCAAATCTGGTCACGGTCGCGGTCTAACGCTTCCTGCCAGTGCTGGTACTTGCGCAGTGCCGGGTCTACGGCTATCACCCAGAAACGCCGGTTCCCGTTGTCGCCTTTGAGGAATAACGCCTCATTTGTCGTACCGCAGAAAACGCACTGTCTGGGGTGGTTCTCTTTCCGCCTGCTGTATGCAGCCCGGTAGCTGTCATCCCGTTTGGATAGGTAGGCTTTCACGCTCTCTACATCGCTGCGCTTTATGCTTGCCAGTTCGCCCATCTCGATAATCCATGCGCCGCGCAGTTGCTCCATGCCCTCTTTGCCCTCGGTGGTCGTTATGCTGTCGTTAAACCATTTGCCGCCCATCTTGCCCAGCAGCGTAGATTTTCCCGCACCCTCCGGGCCTGTGAGGATTAGGCAGTAATCGTATTTGCATCCGGGCTGGAATATCCGGGCTACCGCCGCAGTGAAATGCTTGCGCGTCATGGTGCGGTTTAGTTCTGTATCCTCTGCGCCGATATAGTCAATAATCAGCCGCTCCAGACGTGGCGTGCCGTCCCAGTGCAGCCCGTTAAGATAGCCCCGGATAGGATGGTAGCTGTGCCGGGTCAGTATCGCCGCCAAAGCGTCATATATTTTGTCTTTCCCGGTTATGTCGTAGTTACGTTCCAGCCATACGCGCAAATTCGCATCGTCCCGGTCGCTCCACTGTGTCGCCTGCCGGTTCCACGGCAGACCACCGGTTATCACATCGTACCCAGTAAACTCATCATGCATAATGCACCCTTTCAGTGCAGGGTCGTTTTCCAGCACCAGTATTATGTTTTGGATGCTGCAAAGCAGTTTGCCGGATTTGGTGTACTCCAGTTCGGCTTTCCACTCATCGTCATAATCTTCCGGCACCTCTACACTGTCGAAGTCATCGGCCACGGACGCGCTGCGCTCCCTTGCCATCAGCAGTTTTACGTTTTTGTCAGCCGCCGCCATTTCCTGCATCGCCGCAAAGGACGGTTTGCGGGTTACGTCCGTAGCCCTGCTGCCCTCATCCTTTGCGCCGTATAGGTGTATCCGGCATAGGTCGAAAGCGTTGCACAGTTGTCGGCTTGCCGGGTCTGTTTCGTGGTGGCTGTAGGCAAATTTGTTTTCGTAGCACACCAGACCGCCCGCCACGCTGCCCAGCTTGTATGTGTACCGCCCCGGTGTGCTGGTCGGCTCGTAGCAGTCTGACAAAAACCGCTCTATCGCTTCCTCTATAGTGTAGGCCCGGCAAAACGCGCCGATTAGTCCGGGCTTCTCCGTGGGGTCGCCTGCCTTTTTAATCTCATGCGCTATTACCGTGTTCTCCCTGCTTGACATCGGCCACGCGCTCACATCGTAGGGGTCTACATACTGGCTTAATATCTGGTCTACGTTGCACGCCGGGCCGTCTTGGTACTCAAAGACAAAATCAGCATCTTTGGACGTGCTGGGCCAGTAGAAAAGTCGTGGCAGTTCATAGGTGGTATCATCGAATAAATCTATACCCAGTTCTGCCGCTATCTTCCGGCAAACCGGCTCGTATTCCGCTGGGGTCACTTGTCGGCTCAGTGGAAATACCAGACGGTACCGGGGTGCAGCTTCGCTGTGTTTGTGCGTGCTGTAAAGCATCGCGGCAAAATTAAAGGCCATAGTAAAGTCATCCCAGACGTTTACCGTGCCGTAGTCTATATCCAGCGTGGCCACGCTGCGATATAGTACGTTTGTATTTTTCCGTATCCCTCCGCTCAGATAACCACCGACAAAACCGCCCACGTCCTTTACGTTGCTTTGTTCCTCTCTGCTCATGCGTGCGTACTCTGCCGCCGTTTCTCCGGTGCGCTTCGTTTCGCTGCACCGCTCCAGCAGTTCAGACCATTGCCAGTGCCGGTTACGCCATTTCTTCGATACCCGGCTGTGCGCTGTGGCTAAATCTATCGTAAAATCATATTTCAGCTTAAATTTCATGGTCTATAATGTTTTGGAAATACGCCACATTTTCTGCGTCACAGTAGATTGTTACCGTCCTGTGCTTTTCTTGGCTTGTACCTATACGCAGCGCGTATGGTCTGGCCTCATCATCCAGACGGTCGTACAGTCTGTGCAGCTGCTCCGCCGATATGTCAGCAGTTATGTTTTTCAAATCCTTTTCGCCCATAGCTCAGTCCTCCGGGATATAATCTGTACAGCTGTCCTGTGCATCATCTACTGCGTTGTCAGTTAGGCTGTACTCACTGCCCATATAGGTGTGTATGCAAAGTGCGCAGTTACCGCATTTCTTCGGCTTCGGTTCTTCTGCTTTCTCTATGTGTTTCTGGGCTTTCAGTTGCAGGAATGAAAGTATATGCGCTATCACATCGATAGTCCAGTATATGCATTTCCGTATCTGTGCAGAAACTAATGCGCTGTTAATGTGTACACCCTGTAGCCCTATCGCTTCCGATAGCACCTTTTCCCATTTCTTGCCCATTTCCACGTTTTCCAGCAGGAAATAGACATCTGGGTTACTCTCTCTCAGCTCTTGCAGTATCCGTACATATTCCCAAAACAGATAGCTTTGCCCCTCAAACTCAAAGCCCGCCTGTTTCAGTTCTAAATACCGCTCCAGCGTGTATATTTCTTCGTTCTGTTTCGTACTCATCCCGGCACGCTTTCCGGCGAAACTGAAAGACTGGCACGGGCTTCCGCCCATTAGCAAATCGATATGCCCCAGTGTCCGTGCGTCTATGTTCCGCACATCGCCCAGTTGTATAGTGTCGGGAAAATTCAGCATGGTTTGGG